TCGCCTTGTAGGTAGAAGCAAGATTAGCCTTGAAGTTCGCCTGGCTAACGTAGAGTTGTGCCTGCTTGCCACTCTTAACGCCGGGGTCATGTATTCCCATTGCCGAGTTAGTTGCACCTGTTATAAGCTGAATTTGTGACCATAGCCAATTAATCCAACCGATACCGTCAATATTAGTATCAATGTCAATTTCCTTAACAGTGCCGAGGATTTTAATAACCTCAGAACCAGGGTCCATTATTTTGTTTGCATCTTCGTCATTGTCCGTGATGATCTTCTTCCGACCTCTCAGGAATGATTCTTCCTGGATATATACTGCCTTCAAGATAGACTCATACAGGTCCTTAATATCATCTATCATCGAAGTACCCCAAGATGATAAGTCTTTAGGCAGGTATGGCTGATAGATAATATCCCACCCTTGCGGTATGTAGTAGTCGACCTTAACGCCAATCAATGTCTCGCCTAACTCGTCATATACCATCATGTCAGGGTCAGTAACAATTTCCTCTATTGGCTTCATTATCGGCTGTCCTGCTTCATCTAGCCCGACTCTTATCATCGTCCCTAGATCAAGTATCTCAACATCTGTAGGCTCTCCTGCTTCATCTCTGTGCCAATAAAATTTCGGCGTATGCTCAAGTAGTAAATCAGCAGACCACCATAGCTTGCCTATATCTCCATCATCATCTCTATAGGTGGTTTCGATTATGGTATATCTCTTTAGCCCGGTTTCAGCATTAGAGCTATAAGTCGTAGTATTGTCAACCGTGACCGTATTAGTACCGTCTGCCAGTTCATCATACTCAGTGTAAAGCGTTGCCTTATCCTCCAAGTCCTCCTTTGTTATATTAGGCCAACGTCGCAGGATATATTTCTCAGTTTTATTCAATACATGATGGTAATGCTCGAGATCCTTGTCCCAATCCAGCGCACCGGAATTGTCAATAATATGTTTCGGGTGAGGATTGCTAATTTCAATATCACCCACATAAGAGCCGTATTTGATAGCGTTATTCCAATGCACCTTATAAAACGCACCGCCGAATTTCTTAACTCTGCGCTCATTTTCCAGGTTGATTTCCTCTAGGTCTTGTGACTTGCAGATATAATCAACATAGCGGTTCATCAGTTTAACTGCGTATTCATCATCTAGGGCTACTGCCGATAAGTCGGGTTGAGGGACGGACAAATCAATCAACGCTTCAATCGGTGTACGGACTAGGTTCACAACTGTTCGTACCTCGCGGTTTTGGTTGTACCCTTCATCGCGGAGATTGCCAAAAGTCCTTTTGCCCTGATAATATTCTTCGTAATCGTTAAACCCTGCGTCTATTGGGCTTTTCTCTCGCCTGTCAGACTCGAATTGAATCTTCCATTTGTCGATTAGTTCCTGCTTTTCTTCCTCTGATTTTTTGGTTGCTTTGCGTTCTGCCAATTTCTTTCTCACCACCTTTATTGGGGATTTCAAGGTATCGAATAGGCTCAAATAGAATCACCTGCCTTTACTTTTGGGCATAAAAATAACCGCCGTAGCGGTCTAGTTTCCTATAATCCATTAACCAACTTTAATTTCGGTTGATAACCTGCCCCCTGTATTTCTCCAATATAATAATCACCCTCAATTCTTTTAGTATTAATCCAAGCGGAATATAAATCTTCTTCCGACTTAACATTATCCACAAGCAATTCAATATAGCTTCTAGTTAATGTATGAAGCACCATATTAGCTTTATCATGCTGATACCACGACTTAAAAGTTTCAATGGTCCAATTACCCTTGTTGTATGCTTTACCTGCCCCTACCCAATCGCAAAGCATTTCAGCCAAATATTTTGGAGGCATTTTAATAACTATCAATTCACCATTATCGAAGTCCGTCCAATATTGCCAATGATGCTTATTTTTACCTTTGTGATTTTGCCATGCCAACGAATAACCATTCTTGATTTTCTCGGCATCAACAGGGGATTTATCGCCCTGAAAATATTTAGCACTAGAACAAAACTCGGCAATTGAATATTTACTTAGGTCGTGCATAATGCCTTGCATAATTAATCCTGTTTTAAAACACGCCATCATTACATACCATTTATGCCTTGTTATTGTTTTCAGATGTCGCCAATACTCACTCATATATCCTCCTTTATTTTGGTAACGACACAAATGTCGGTAGCAAACGAACAAACCCCTATAAATTGGGAAAGTCACGTAAAGAAAAACCCCGCCGAAGCAGGGTTAAATTATTTAATTTTCATCTCGTCCATAACCATAAAAGTTAGGATTATTGGGCATTTTCACATTACTGCCAACACTACTATATTGCTGTTGCAACAACCTGTCTCGTATGATTTTTTCCTGCTCAACAAAATACCTACAACTTACAACAACTCTAAACGGGTATTTATCGCCCATTTCTTGCATTTCTTCTCCCGGCAAGGCATCGTTAATGCGTTTCGCAAAACTATCAAATCCTACCTTGTGGACACATATTTCCTTGTGTGTGCAACTATCGCATTTACTCATAATTTCCTCCTTATTAGTTTCTTGCTATGCCAGCATTTGCCCACATAACTGCTTCTTCAATTTTTGTAAATGCTAACGACTTTTCTCTACTTTCGGGAACTATGTCTTGGACGGCATTTGCAAACTGTTTCGCCAGTTCTCTTATAACCACATATTTTTCCGGTTGCCCTTCTTTCGGGGCATGATACTTGAAATTGTTTTCGATTGTTTTGTTGTCCATTAATAATTTCCTCCTTAATTTTGCTCGTAAAAATACCCCGTCAACTTCCGAGCTATTGGATGGTTGCGGGGCATGGTCACATAGGTTCGATTGGGTCTCCGACCTTATACATTAGGGCATCACCACCCTCCTCTTATCTGCTGTTGTCCCTGCATCTTTGCGTAGACCTTGGCAAAGTCCATGTTTGTGCGGATTCGCGTCGCATCCTCCGCCGATGTGCCTTTGGGGAATAAAAGTTGCTCTTGTGTCGATAATAATGGCATCCTACTGGCAATAGCGTAGCGAAAACTTTCTGGCCCGTGAGTCACGCTATGGGGATTAGTTGCGGCATCTTCGGAATTGTGAGGGTCAAATTGCAATAAAGGCATACACCTAATTAAGTTTTTACAAGTGCTAAATATCTGAACCTTTGCAGTTTTTCTTATTTCTCCGTGTTCATCAAGAACTGCATTGCCTTGCAAGTCCACTATTGGGTATGGGTGTAAATATTCCCTAACAGACCTCCAACCTTGTATTCGTGAATTTTTAGCCCTTATAAGGTTTTTTAAACCATTACGATTCATTATCTCTGCCCCCGAAGCACCACTCTCCTGGCGACGATTCCATAAATCAGGGCTTGCAGCAGTATAACTTATACGTTCTTCCGATGGTGTCATTTCCACTATCCTTTTTGCAGCTTCCGATAAAATTAAATTAGGTTCGTGTAATTCCCGATATACAAAAACCTGCCCCTCAGTTGAAACTGCATACCAATAACAAGCGGTCATATCTTGCCCATAATCCAATGAACAAAATTTCTTCCACCATACAGGAATTTCAAAAGGTTCAACCACATGAAAACGGGGATTCCACTCAGTAAAGAACATCCCCTGAAAACTTGACCAGTCGCCATCTAGGTAAGCCCGCCTCAATTCTTCCGGCAAACTTTTTAACTCATTAAGATATTCAGGGTTGCGTTCCATAACGATTAAATTGTCATATATTTTTGCTGGTATAAAATTATAATCGTCAGGGTTTTCACCCTCGCGGTATTCACGATCTATAAATATTCTCCTGAACCACGCATGTCCGACTCCGCCTGGATTCGCTGTATAGTAGCGGCGTGGTCTAAATGGCACTCGGATGGTTTCAGAAGTACGACAACAAAGTTTAATTTGATTCCATTGAAATTCAGTGAAGTTCGTGGCCTCTTCATTCAAAGCAAACACAATCGTAGCTCTGGCCCTGATATTGGATTGTATCCGCATCATTATCACAGTATCCAAGCTTTAACCTTGCGCCAGTGGGAAAATTGAAAGCATTTGTTTCCCTGTCATACTTTGCTATTCCGTTTTTAGTAGTTGCTCCCAATTCTGCCATTAATGGGATAAGATGATTCTCCCTTAATTCAGGAAGTGTACGCCTTAGTAATAAAATCTGTATGCCAGGATATTTTAATGCCAATAAAACGCACTTTCTACGCATTGCCCACGATTTGCCCCCATTCAATATCTGGCCCCCCCGAATCCTACATGGGCCTCCCTTGCTAAAAAGAATTTTTGTTGCACAGGGTTAGGCGTTCCTTTAAGTTCCAATTTCATTGGTTGATTTTTTTTGTTTGTGGTTGCCATTTTCCAAACCACCCCCCTTCAACTAAAAAGAGAACTGCCTTTTACGGAAGTCCTCTAATTTTTCAAGATAATCCCAATATTCACTTTCGGTTTTTGCACCCTTTGATGAATTGCAACTGCGACACGCTGGTACTATATTGGCTATCCAATCAGCACCGCCCCTCGATATAGGTATTCTATGATCTTCGGTTGCCGTTTGTAATGTCAAGGGTGTATGACAGTAATAACAACGGTATCCATGAAAAGCAAATTTCACTTTAAACAATTCACCCGTATGCTCTCCTTGATTGCCTGCTTTCATTACTCTATGTTTACTAACAGAAGCCCTTTTCTTAGTCGGGTCTAATCTGTTTAACTCTCTTGCCCTTGCCCGATATTCTTCACCTTTTCGCCTTTGCCATCTTAATTTTTCATATAATTTCCTTCTTAAACTTTCCCCTCTTCGCTTTATTCTTTCCTTAGTTCTATCAGAAGCATGGGCCATAACATATTTATAAGTGTTCTTGCCCTCTAGTTTCGCTTTTTCACGATGCCTTTTCATTTTTTCGGCATATTTCTTAGGATTTCTTTCTTTATATTTCCTCTCTTTCTCGCGCCTCCATTCGGGTTTTTCCTTTGCGTACTTCCTATAATATTCATTCCAACATTCTCGACACATACAGGTTATCCATCCACAAGATTCAGCCTTACTTGGCTTCCAATATTCCTCGGTAAAAGGCAATTCTTTACCGCAAGTAGGACAAGTCCATTTTGAAGTATCGTAAAATTTCAATCCCTTACATTCTCTGCAAGTATTCTCCATTCCCCGACCACGATTATTAAAATATTCCTTTACGGCAGGCAACGCTCGATTACAACACTTGCATAGCTTAAACCCCTCAAAAATAATTTCCTCACACATAATCACACCTCCGCTTGAAATCCCCTCCGTTAATATGATTAGGGAAGCGGTGCGGAGGACACCGCCTTGTCCCGCCTATCAAGCTTGCAATCCCGATAAGCGGCTATCCCCAAAAATCTCCACAAAAAAATCGCCTCAATGAAGCGACTTTGTTCTGAATATGAAATTAAGAATATGGAGCTTCCGGCAAAGAATTGAACTCGCATCATCTGATTACAGAACAGATATGTTGCCATTACACCACGGAAGCACGATGGCAGGGATAACAGGACTCGAACCTGTGCATGAGTGATTAACAGTCACTTGCCTTACCAACTTGGCTATATCCCTTTATGGCGGCAGCCGTAGGACTTGCACCCACAACTTGCGATTTTGGAGATCGTTGTTTTTCTTAAAACTAGACTGCCACGATGGTTAGAAGGGCAGGAATCGAACCTACATTAACGAGTTCAAAGCCCGTTGTCCTACCGTTGAACGACCTTCCAATATTGGTGCCGCCTGTGAGTATCGCGCTCACCCTGCCATTGACGAAAGTTTTACAGACTTCCCCGTGTCTTTAACGGTATAAGGCGGCATATTAAACAAGGCGCAGGCAGTTAATCCCCACTGTTCAACTGCTCTTTTCGGGGTGCGCCTTATTGAGTTTGCTGATGCCGCCAACAAACGGCATCGTTACCTTTTGTACGCATGGTACATAGGCAATTAGGACAAGTCTTTCGCTCAACCAGCGCAGTTACCGATCATGTCGGCATTTGTGGGCTTGTCCTAATATTTTTATGTTGTCCCTAAACCCTCTCAGAACAACTGAACACTTCCCATGCAGTTAAACTACACCCGAAGGTAAGTGTTTTTCCAATGTTGCAACACTATAGTCAAATTCGCCTATTGGCGATATCTGCTCCTATTCATTCACCCTTCATTTTCACGGTTGCCAAAAAGTATAGGACTCCCACTAATGCGAATAGGCTAATAATATCGAGCGCATCCCCATTGAAACCACCTGCCTTATTTCTTCTCCCTGCTGTCTATCAGCCAGTATCGGTTTTTAGTCCTCGCCACCGGTACGCCTGCCCGCAAATACTCGAGGTATTCTCTGCGTGTTATTTGCTTCAATCGGATTCCTCCCCGAATGGAATTTCTAATGGGTCTATTGAAATTTTGGTATTTACCATCTCGTCACAGTACCGGATGCCGTCCAACTGCCCCAAATAATAAGCTAATGTTATAAACTTCCAAATCCTGCTAGACTTAGTGGTCTTAAACACCGGATTCGATAAGTTAATAACCGATAATTCAATTTCGGTAAAACCTTGTCGAGTAGCCCTTTCTTTTGTCCAATTAAATAATCGTTGGAACCGCTCTGTTAATTGTCGCAACTAACTACCCCCTTATCAGGATGAATGTCATTCTCACCATAGCCGACCTTGCGACCGTTCCAGATCTGCTCGCTGAACATGAACAATGTGAACGCAACACCGAGGATGAATCCGAGTAAACCGTAGATTAGTTGCATGAGTAGACCCCCTCTAATCTCAATTCTGAGCAACAAAAAAGACCTCTCTCGAAGCCCTCTTGGTAAACTGGTTGAAATTTATCTGCTGACTGGATAGTGTCTTTTGTTTACATGGAATGTACCCGGGGGGCTATTGATAAACAATACTTGTTGGTCTGCCATTTACATTTAATGTTTTTAATTGATTCTTAGCGTTTTTAACCTTATCTTCCCGATAGGTGTAAAACATAGATTTAAAATGACTATATTGGGTTACGTCGCCACCATTCCAGTATAATTCAGGATTTACACAATGCTTAAAACAGCCGCCACTCTCTACCCTAGCGATCATGTTTTTATCAATTAATGATTTCATTATCCTGCGAACTTGTCTATCTTCACGATTAATAATCTTTCCAATATCATCTAAGTCCAGCGGACTTCCATCATGTTTATTTGTTATAAAATTAGTGTTTATCTCACAATAAGGAAATAACAATGTTAAACAATATACTTCATTAGGATTTAATACTTTTCTCATTCCCAATGCCTCCCATACCTCACCATAGAACTTGGCGAAGTGTTTTTTCTCTTTTTGAAACTTACTTTTAATCCTCCCAGCTTCATCCTTAAATCGTGTATCATTGTATGTTTTAGCAGGTATATACTGAAATCCTGGCATAGGAGCTGGTAACAAAATAAATCCGCTACTAACTGCCTGTGCCGATAACTCCCTGTAATCCATGTTTTATCACCACCTTAATTAAATGGACAAAAATGTCCGCTTTAAAAGAAAAACAGTGACATTTTTGTCACCGCCTTATTCCCTATATATAGAGCTTAACCCCATTTTCAACCTCGTTATCTTCTCACTTCTCAATATAGTGAATTCTAAAATATCTACCCCATGCAAGGTACTACATTTGCCCTAAATTAACATACCGGGGGTATGTTTTGTTGTAGAATAAAATTGCTTAGCTAAAACTTTCCTCCCACTCTTCTTTAGTTATCTCATGCCAATTAACAAAATAATCTGCCGATTTACCCAATGGTTTTAAAAATGGACTTTTGTCGGATTCGGCAATCAATACGTTGTCACCGTAAAAAGTGGTATTGGTTTCACAAAGTATAGATATTTTCTCTCCCGTACTGTGCTGGTAAAACTTTCCTGTCTCAAATACCATTAAGATTCCTCCTAGAATATATTTTTCCCGCGCTTGCGACTATCTACCCTAGAGCGGATATGCGAGGGGTCGAGGTGGCATACCGGGGGTCTTGATCTCCACCTAACCTGCCTATCCTCGCTGATCTCTGCCATCTCTCTTACAACCTAGTTTTTATTGGCTTGCTGCCCAGTCTCAGGCTCCTAGTTTTGTGGTAGCAGTAACAACATTAGATTGGTAGCAGATAACACGATAAGCCAGTCAACCAATACTGTTTATCCTAAATTACATATTATAGGATTACTTTTGGGTTATTTATCCCCTAATATCTACCAAACTGCATAAACCCTCTCAATATCCTGTATAACTGCATAAATATCCAGCTATTTAGCCCACTCGTCCAGGTTAGGATCACTGAAAGTTACTTCGATATTGCCGCTTACATTGTTGTCAATCTCAACTTTATCGCGCCATTTGTCCGGCTGTCTGTTTTTAAGCCAGAATATAGCTGCTGTAGGGTCAGGTGGATAA